ACAAAAGCCATTAAAACATCTTCAAAAAATATTTCCGCAGTTTGAGGTCGAGCTACATATTCTAAAAAAAACTCATTACTAGGAGCATCATCCATGTTAAACTTTGTTAACCCATGAAGAGCACCATTAGAACCTCCTCCTCCAACAGTTCCTGAAATGTCATAACTATCACATCCAAATATGCCAATGTGCTCATTGCCCGGATATTTAATTCCATTCTTTACTATTATTCTATTTTGCAAATTTGGATTTGGTGTCCAACTAACTCTAAACCTTCCACTTTTATTAGGTGAAAAAATAACCTTAGTATCTTTAATACCATCTTTCCAATTAAAACTACCTACTGTAACGTGATGTTCTGTTACACGAGAATCATTGAAATCTATTTGCTGATATATTCTTGTTAAATTAAATAATGATTGTTTGCTTTCATCTCTAAAAGCATGAGATTCAGTTCTAGGAAATTGTCTATAAAACTCATTTAATGCGTCAGCATCTTGTTGTAAAGAATCTACTTCATCTTGCCAATAATTAATTGCTCCTTTATAAATTAATTCATTATCTACACCAAGTACTGCTACTTCAGGAGTTTTAAAAACAGGCATCCCATACTTATCAATAAAACCTTCCATATTCCATTCCATAGGAATAAACAAAGAATACATTCCGCTTTTAGTTTGTCCGTTTGCATTTCTATTAGTTGCATCAGAATCTTCGTAAAGCTTTTTAAAGTTATCTCCACCTTTGCTTAATGCATTAGAGGTTGAACCCATCATACATTTACCTATAATTTTACTACCTAATCTCAAACAAGTCTTAGTTACCCTCCAATTGTTTAATATATTATTTGGTTTAATCCACTTCCCACTTTCATCATGTACTAATAACAATAGTTTTTCTCCATCATAACTATTGTCATCTGTATTTTTCCAATCTATTGTAGTGTCAAGACCTTGAATGTCATTGTCTGCTACAGTAGTCATATTTTTTTTGGTAATTTTTGCAGCAGGAACTCTAAAAGCTAATTCTGTTTTAGGTTTGTCCATACCGTCTTGAACGGGCTTGAAAAAGAAAGGAAGTCTATTTGCTATAGGAACTACCTTATCAGTAAACATTTTTTTAGCATCACCCCCTGTTTTAGAAAGAATACCAACTCTTGCATCTTTTACAAGTGTCCCTGTATTAACACATTCAGAAGAACTCATAAATGAAAAACCTGAACGTCTTATTTTTAGATAAGTCATTCCGAAACTTCTTCTATCAGCTTTAGATGCTTCCCAATAAATATATAGAATTCTGTTTGCCTCTCTGTAATCAGGATATCCAACATCAATACTTGTCCATTGCAAATACATATAATGCGCTCCTGTAATATAAGTAGGCTTTCCTTTATTCATAAAGAAAACTCCTTCTTCTCTTCTATCAAACTCTTCCTCAATGTAATCTACCCATCGTTCTTTAAACTCAGAAGGCATATCATTCCATTGAAATATAGATTGTATTTTTTCTAATTCTTTTGAGAGAATACTTCTTTCCCAATATTGTTCTTCTATTTTTTTGTGTCTTTGAAGACACTTTTTAGGCTCAAGAGGTAATCCTATTCTTAATCCTTGTATTTCTATAATATCTCCTAACTGACCTGTTTTTGATATAACTACAAAATCATATTTTTGGTCATACCCATACACCCACGACTTAGCTTTGTTTTTATTGCTAAGTACGTTTTTAGGTATATAATTAGATATAACCCTGTATAAATTATTTTGACCTTCTTTCTGCAAATCCTTGTTTTGTATCAGTTCTACTTGCTCCTTGTTCAGATATTTTTATAGCTTCTCCTTCTGCTTCTATTCTATTTAATATTTCAAACGCATCAAATATTGCTAACTTTTTTGTAGCGGCTGCATTCTTTAATCTATCTGCAGATAATTCATCTTCAGGGTCGTGTTTAATAATCTCTTCTTTAGCTACTTTTATTAGTTGCTCTACGGCTCGATGACCTGCTTCAATTATTTTTAACTTTATTTTTTTATTCATTTTTATAAAACATTACATAAACTATTCTCCCTGAGTCCCAACTTTTGTTTGGGTATTTACTATGAAAGTAATTAGCAGGATAAGATATTAGTCTATTAGGTTTATACCCAATAACACTTTTAAGTTTCCATTTTTCTAAATTATTTGAATCTTTTTCTAATATTAAATCATACTCTTCGTTTGAAATGTCTAAGGACATTGTTTCCCCCATTTCACTATGTTCCCAAAAAGCAGTACCGTGTAAGGTGTCAACTTTAGAGTCAGACAAACATAAGACTATAGCTCTATCAGGTTTTTCTCCCTTGATAATAGTATCAGCGTGTATTCTCCAATCAGTATCTACTTTTTCATTAGAAATTCTAAAAAATGATAATATTGGTCTAATAGGTTTATTCTCACAAACACTCAACTCAAAAGAAACTAAATCATTAAGCGATTGATTGCTTTCTTGTATCCAAAAACTTTTATCACCATATGTAACTTTTTCAAATTCATTATTGTTTAAATGCTCCATTAAGGAGCTATAAACAGAATCTTTTAAAAAATTATCTTTTATATATATCACAGTTTTAATGTGATTTGATGGTCATAAAGGCGATATAGTTTTTCTCCATCTACCTCAAATTCATATTCACTTTCAGGTTTAAAAGAAACTTTGTCTCCTTTATTAATTCCTTTACTCATTAAATATTTGTTTGGATATTTCATTGTACCCACCAACGGCTCTTCACTTACGTTTTTGTAGATATAAGAATCAGATGTGGCAATAGGCTTGATGAAACAATACCTATCATAGGGTTGCCAACCTGTGCCGTTATGGTATAAGAAAAATTGGTCAGGCTCTATAAAGAATAAATTATCTTTAAAAAAGCTTCTGCCGCTTTGTCTATTACCTTTAATGTCATTGTAGAATTTGAACACATTATGATGCACAAGAAGTGTGTCACCCTTTTTTATAGGGCCATCATATTTTAGTGGAACTTCAATTACTGTTGCCTCTCTATTTGAAAACTTATGGTCTTCTTCAGAAGTGCTTGTAATAAAATCTATTCCACCTATTTCTTTAGTGTTGTTATATCGCCTTCCTTTTACAGGTTCGACTATAAAAAAGAATGGTGATTGCATTTGATTTCATTTAATTAAAAATTTATGTTGAACTCAATAGAGACGGGCATATTGGAAGTAAATTCTTTCCAAAGTAAAATCTCATCTTTATCATTTTGTATCCATATTTTTATAGATTCAGAATGTGAGTCAAAACGTATAAGATGTATCTTATGAGTGTTACCTAAAATTTCTTGACCTACTATATAGTGCATAGCACCTGATTTATAATCCGGGCCTATGGATATTTTTCGAATGTCCATGTAGTTTTTTTTAAGGAACTAATGTAGAAGTGATAACGCCTGCATTAGATATATCTAACTTGTAAACGCTTCCGTTTGGTGATTTAAGCTTAACATCGTATTGATTAACGCCAAGTGTTAAAACATCGCTTAGAAGATAATTCATTGTTGCGTTAGTTTCTTCTTCTACTTCTGTTCCAACTACTTTATCTGTAAGTTTTGGAGTTGTATCAATTGGATATGTACTTATTCTTGCCATCTTTTATTTTACGGAAGTCATGTCAGGTTTATCGTCTGCTGAAGTAACTTCTCCATTTTCAATATTAATAACTGCGTCTTTTCCGTACTTTTTAATTAAAACTGCTTCTTGTTTTGAATATGCAACTTTTAAACCTGATACTTTTTCTATTAGGTTGTTTTGAGAAATAACGGTATCTCCTAATTGAATCTTAGCTTGATTAAACTCTTTTACAAGTGTTTGAACTAATTCCAATTCTTTTGATGTTAAATTTTTCATTTAATTAGATTTTATTTATTGTTAGTTACAAATATACTATTTTATTTTTTCTTCTATCGTGCTAATTGAAGTCTAAATTGCTGCCCCTTAGTTGTAGTTACTGTACAGACTTGTGCTTTTTCATCAACTTCCATTCTGTCTATTCCTCCGGCTTCTTCATTGTTAATTAAAACAGGGAAGTCCGGGCCTGCCGGGCCTGTGTTTCCTGTGTTACCTTTAACACCTTGAGAACCTTGGCTTCCCGTAGAACCTGTTGCTCCACGAGCACCTGCTGCACCATTAGTTCCGTTAGTTCCATTTGAACCTGCCGTACCTGTATCACCTTTGATTCCCTGACCACCTTGTAATCCTTGTTTACCTTCTCCACCGGCAGAGCCTGTAAGACCTGTTAAACCTCTAATACCTTGGCTACCTTGAGAACCATTTGTTCCTGCGTTTCCTGTATCCCCTTTAGCACCTGCTGCACCGTTAGAACCATTAGAACCGGGTTCACCTTGCTCACCTTGTCCACCTTGAATACCTTGTAAACCTCTATCACCTTGACCACCTTGACTACCTGTGTTTCCTGTGTCTCCTTTGTCTCCTTGTGGGCCTTGACTACCTGTATCTCCGGTATCACCTTTTCCTCCGGCTGCACCGTTAGAACCTGCTGCTCCGGTATCTCCTTTAGAACCATTACTTCCGTTAGACCCTGCGTTACCTTTAGCACCTGTATCACCTTTAGAACCTTGGCTACCTGTGTCTCCTTTAGAACCTTGAGGCCCTGTTAAGTTTTCCGTTTGAAATTCAGAACCATCAGTATAACTGAAAATGATAACTCCGTCTTCGTCACGAGTAGATTTTATTCCGTTTCCGGTAGAACCTGTATCACCCTTACCACCTTGGCTTCCGGTATCTCCTTTTGCTCCTTGTGAACCTGTATCACCTTTTGCTCCATTATCACCGTTTGAACCTGCAGAACCTGTATTTCCTTTACCACCTTGGCTTCCGGTATCTCCTGTGTTTCCTTTATCTCCTTGTTCTCCTTGACCACCTTGGCTTCCTGTGTCACCCTTACTACCTGTGTCACCTTTACCACCTGTTTCTCCTTGAATACCTTGAATCCCTTGAATCCCTTGGTCTCCTTGGTCTCCTTTATCTCCTGTGTTTCCTTTACCACCTTGAGACGTTGGAAGTGTAACTGACCCACCATCTGTTAAGCTTAGTGTAGTTCCACTTACACTTAATGTTTGTTGGTCTGCTGAGAAATTTAAGCTATTTCCTTCAGGCTCAATATTAATTCCCTTTCCGCGATTAAAATTAAGTGTGAAATTATTACTATCAACTCCTATTGCTTTTTCATCTTGAATTGCTATTGCTTTAATTATAGCTTGTGAAGAACCTTTATCTGCGTTTGTTATTGTTACTGCTCCTGAAGTTCCACCACCACTAATACCTGTTCCTGCTCCTACTGAAGTAATATCACCTACACTTGTAGTATATCCTGCTCCGTTAGATATTTGGTTGTTATTAGTTATATTATTTGCTCCATCAGCTACATTAATACCTGCTCTAAGTTGAGCAGGAGTAGATGGTCTTATATAGTTATCACCACCTGTATTGACTTGAGTCATTACAAATCCTATAGAAGCATTAGTAGTATCATACTCACTTCTAAATAATCTAGCATTAATATCTCCTCCGGAATCTCTTTTTGCTATTGTATTTACCGTTGATGCAGTTGCTGAGGTTACATTTAAAGT